AAAACTTTAGTGGGGCTACAACAGACCAGGTTCACGCTGATTCAAGGAAGAAATTTTAATGTCATTCTCACCAAACTTATTCTTATCAAATGTAAAAGGAAAAAGTGGTTTAGCAAAACCCTCACGATTTGAGGTTATTCTACCTATTCCGCCTTATGTTAGTGATTTTGTTGGTAACTCAATTATTGAAAAAATACTAAACTTTCCTAATTCAGTATTCAATGATGTATCAGATGCTATTAATTCAGCGATTGGTGGTAATAGCGGACAAGATGAATTTTCAAAATCAGGTAATTCATCTTTAACACGATATCTATCACTTCAATGTGAAGCGGCTGAATTACCAGGTCGAACACTCGCAACAGCAGATGCTAAGATTTATGGTCCAACATTTAAAGTTCCATATCAATCACAATATGCAGATATGAACTTAACATTTTTATGTACCAACGATTTCTATGAAAGAAAACTATTTGATCGTTGGTTAGAAGCAATTCATCCATCAGACACAAATAACTTGAGATATCCAAAAGGCGAAAAATCTCGTTATATGTGTAATATTAAAATTATTCAGTATGATGAATTTATTAAAAAGATTTTTGCAGTTGAATTGTTAGATGCTTTTCCAATAGGAATTGCACCTCAAACACTCAGCTGGTCAGAAGATAATTTCCATCGGTTAACTATACAATTTGCTTATCAAAAATATAGAGTAACATACGATGGTGGTTATGATTTAGGTCAAGCAGCCGCTTCACTATTTGGTGCAGCTGGTGCAAGACTATTGCCATTTGGCAGTGCATTTTAATTATTAAAGCGAGGATATTATGTTACCCAAGTTAGATGTGCCTACCTATGAAGTGAATTTGATATCGACAGGAAAACCTATTCGATTTCGACCATTTCTAGTAAAGGAACAAAAGCTCTTTCTTATGGCATCTGAATCAGATGATCCAAAAGAAACAGTTCAAGTTATACGACAAGTTTTAAAAAACTGTATTATAGATGAAGTTGATGTTGATTCTTTACCAACATTTGATTTAGAATGGTTGTTTATCAATCTTCGAGCTCGTTCTGTTGAAGAAATTGTCAATTTACGCTACAAGTGTAATAACAATGTTAAAGATGAAGAAGGTAAAGATGTTAAATGTTCAGGATATGTTGAATTTGATGTTAATCTATTAGACATTGAACCAAGTAAAAATCCAGAACACACAAACAAAATTCAAATTACTGAGAATCTTGGTGTTGTGTTAAGATATCCAACATTTGAGATGGTTCAGAAATATGAAGGTTTACAAGAAAATGATTTAATGACGAATGTTTTAGTGGATTGTATTGATTACATTTATGATAAAGAACAAATGTATTATGCAAAAGATACTACAAGAGATGAACTCATTGAATTTGTTGATAGTTTACAACAAAAAGATTTAGAAAAAATTAAATTATTTTTTGATACAATACCTGAAGTGAAGAAAGATGTAACTTTTGATTGTCCTAAATGCAAATATAAGGAAGAAATTGCAATTAAGGGTATTCAAAATTTTTTCGTCTAATTTTTCGTTATGATAACCTAGGGAACTACTATCAGACAAACTTTGCATTAATGCAACATCACAAATATAGTTTGACTGAGCTTGAATTAATGATTCCTTGGGAAAGAAATATCTATATTAATATGTTAATAAAATACTTGGAAGAAGAAAAAGAAAGATTAAGATTACAACAACTACAAAGAAAAAATAGGTAATGGCTGATAAACAACTCACCGAACAATTAAAAGTGTTTAAAGACCAATGGGCTAAAGACCTTGGTTATAAAGATTTTAAGGATTATCAAAAAGCCAATAAAAAAGGCGGAACACTCCAACAACGACTAGAGCGTGGCGAAGGTGTTTTTGAATCTATTGGTGGTGTTGTTGGTCAAAAAATTAAAGGTATCAAAGACAAAGCCAAGTCTATTAAAAAAACATTTACAACAGTAAAAGGTTTTAGAGAAGGTGTTGCTGGCATTATACCAGGTGATAATCTTTTAGGTGCTTATGTTCGTGGTAAAGTAAGAGGTCGTGAAAAAGACGAAGAAAATTCAATGCCTAATATGGCAGATGTTTCACCATCAAAAATGGCTGGTGGTGATATGTCTTCTTTGGCAAAAGATGTAGCTACTATTCGTCAAGCTGTTACTACTCTTTTAAATTTTGAAAGGGAATCTCAAGAACAAAGCGAAAAACAAAAACAAGCAGAATTCTTAGAGCAACAAGATGCAAAAGAAGCTGAACTAGAAGCCTCAAGAGTTTCACCAGAATCTATGTCAGTTAAAACCACATCACCTCAAGGTGGCGGTGACGAATCTGGTGGCGGTGGATTCTCAGATATAATTAGTAATATACTCGGCGGTTTTAAAAAAGGATTTAAATCTATATTTAAACCATCAAAATTAATCAAGGTGTTAGGTAAAGTTTTTGTTATTGCAACAATCATCATATCTTTATTCAAAGGCATTACTGCTGGTTTTGATAGATGGAAAGAAACAGGTTCTATATCTGAAGCAATTATTGCAGGTCTCGGTGCGGTTGTTGACTTCTTAACATTCGGTTTACTTGGTGAAGATACCGTTAGAAGCGTATTTGATACTGTTGGTGGTTGGATTACTAAACTAAAAGATGTTATTGTTGATACATTCTATGATGTTAAAGATTGGATTGTAAATAATATTGGCATTCCTGAGTTTTCAATTCCAACATGGGTAGTTGCACCTCCTGTTAAAGCTATCAATGAAGGAGCTAAAGCGTTTGGATTTAATCCTCCTTTTCCTGAAAAAATAACCATAGGTCCGTTCTATCCATTCAAAGATAACAAAACAAGCTCTACACCAGAATATTCTCAACGACCACAAAAAGAAGAAGAACCTGAAAAAACTAAAGTAGAAGAAATGTCAACAGATGTTGGTGTTTCTGCACCACAAGATATGCCTAAACCAGAAGACCTTGGTGCTATGGCACAATCTAAAGTAGAAAACTTAGGTATGCAAATGAAAGAGGGCATTCCTAAAGTCGATGAAAAATCTCCGTCACAAATATCAGATATGATGACTGGTGATAAAGCCGGTTCAATGTTTGGTGGTTTAGATTCTTTAGTTCAACAATATGGTGGTGACGAAGCCTCTGAATCATTGAAAAAAGATCAAGGCAAATTACAGAGCTTCAATGAATCTGGTGGAATTGCTGGTAAATTTGGAGAAATGGGTCAAGCATCAACCGGTGTTGGTGCAAGTATGGATAATGCAACACAATCTATTGCTGATAAAATTAAATCAGGAGGAGTTGAATCTGGACCTTCTATGCCTAATTTAGGTCAAAAAATAGGCGAAAGTTCAGCTGATGTTGAAACAGGACAGAGGATGGAATCTACTCCTGATATGGGAAATGTATTCAATTCACCTCAAATAACAAATAATAAAGGTTCAATGGGTAAGAAAAAACTTCCACCGGTTGATGTATTTAATTCTGATTTTGCTAATTCGTTAATGAGAACATAACATGGCAGATACATCACCTAGCCCAGCAAAAGAAACTGGATCCAGTTTAACAATACTTCCTGATATTATTGAAAACTTTTCAGCAATCGCTAAAGATTTAGTTGAATATGTTAAACTAAGAACCGGTGTTGATATTGTTCCTCAAGCGCAAGCGGTTGAACCAACTCCAACACCAACTCCGACACCAGAAGTGTCTGTTGATGTAGAAACAGAAAAGAAACCAAAAAGTATTTTTGGTAAAATATTAGGTGGAATAATTAAAATGTTTTCACCCAAAGTTATTATTGGTGCATTAGCGGCTGCAGGTATTGTTGCTGTATTAGCCTCTGATATGTTTGAGGGATTCAGACAATCTTTCTCAGAGTTTACTTCTAATTTGTGGGATAAAATGAAAGAAGGGTTCGCTGGTATTGGTGAATGGTTTTCTAATTTATTTTCAAAAGGAGGTGAACTTATATCTAATCTTTATGATGGTGTTGCTGAATTTATTCAACCATTTAAAGATAGAGTTGTAGAGTTCTTTACAAGTATTGGTGATTATATTTCAGAAAAGTTTGCATCTGTAACGGCTTTCTTTGGTAAATTTGAAATATTTGGTAAACAAGACAAACCAAAAGTATCAGCACCTCCAGCGCCACCTAAAATAAAAAAAGAAGATGTTGAAAAAATACAGAAGAAACAACTTGAAAAAGAGGTATCTAAACAAGTAAAAATACAAGAAAAACCAAAAGAAGAACCTAAGGTAACAAAACCTAAAGTAGCGGAACCAACTCCAACACCAGCAAAAAAAGAAGAGCCTGTAGCACCAACTAAAGTTGATTCAGAAAAACAACAACACCTTGATTTGTTTGACAAGTATATTAAAGTAGTAAAGAGTAAATTAGAACAAGATGATTATGTTGGTGCATTTGAAGCAAACAGATACACGATGCTTGCTATGAAGCGTTTAACTAAATGGGCGGATGAAAATGGTGATGAAAAAGATAAAAAGATTGCAAAATATCTTTTAAATGAAGCAAGTGTAAGACACATTAATTTAAAGAAAAAAGCATTAACACTTCAAGGAGCATCTGCCGCTGAAATTGAACGAATTGAAAAAACCAGAATAGGTAAACCTCCAAAATCTGAAGAAAAAACTGAAGTAGGTAAACCAACTCAAGTTGTAAGTGGTATGGAAGACACCAAGGCGATGATTATTCAACATGAAGGTAAGAGAAACAAACCTTATAAAGATTCGTTAGGACTTTGGACCGTAGGCGTAGGACATCTAATTGGTGATGGTAAAACACTTCCACCTGAATGGAATAAAACATTTAGTGATGAAGAAGTAATGAACTTATTTGAAGAAGATTTTGCTCATCATAAGAAAATTGCAGAAGAAACACCCGGCTACCAGGCAGCCAATGAAGGCGGGAAAGCAGTCTTTATAGATTTATCATTTAATATGGGTAAATGGTGGCCAAAATGGCCAACAACAAAAAAACTACTTGAAAATGAACAATTTGAAGATGCTGCTGGTGCAATGAAAGACAGTAAATGGTATACTCAAGTAGGAAATCGTGCAGTAACCATTACAAGTTTAGTAGCGCAAGCTGGTGATGGTCGTGGTGAACAAATTGCTAGTGGTTCTAATGAAGTGGCTATAACTAAACGCTCTATGTCAAAACCAGACACACCAGTTGTTGTTAATGCACCAAATACAGTAAATAATAATATTGTAAATAATGATATAATACCTCAAGCGCAAGATAAAACATCAACATCAAATTCTCTTGTAGGAAGAATGACATAAAAAAATACCCACCGAAGTGGGTATCTTTCATAAGATTAAATCTTAGCCTTCAGCCAAGTTTTTAAAATAATCTAAATCATCATCACCATCACTGGCAATAGCTGCATCGACTTGGCTTAAACCAGAATCGAGTTCATAATTACTTGGTGCGGCCGCTTCAACGATTGCATCTTCTGCTGTTGTTCTTGGTGTAACTTCACCTTCAAAACCTAATACTTTATCTAATCGTGCTTTTAACACATCATAAGATTTAAAGTTCTTTTCTTCCAAGAATTCTTTAAGTGAGTATTCTTGTTTCCATAAGTTTTCAAGTTTATCATCATCACCGCCCATAACAGGTTCTTTATCAGCGAATTCAGATTTATCATAGTTACGGTAACCTTCAACATTTCGAATCTTTAACTTGAAGTTTGCACCGTCCCATAGATCAAATGGGTTAACAGGCACTTCATCAGCAAATTCTGGATTCATTGCTTCAGTAATCTTATCAAAGATTTTTTTACCAAACTTAAATAATCTAACTTGACCTTCATTTTCAGGATGAGCAGGATCAGAAACAACTAGAATGTTAGAGATGTAATGTAATCGTCTCTTTTGTTTTCTAGCAATCTCTTTGTTTGCTTCAATGCCTGAGTTCCATAATGTTGAGTTGTATTCAGAAACAGGATCTTTTTGGTTCAGAGTTGTTAATGAGTTCTCAATATACCAACCACCAGGACCTTGGAATCCATGAGAGAACACTCGAACCCATGGCAACGCATCATCACCATCTACTGCCGGTGCTGGTAGAAAACGAATAACGGCCATACCGTTACCAGCTTTATCTACTTCTGGTTTCCAAAATCGTGTATCTTCGTTTGAATTTGAATCTTGGGTGGGATTAGTGGTTGTTTCAATCGCTTTAGTTAATTTATCTAAACTAGAACGATTGCGTTTGAGATTAGCAAAGCTATTCATATCGTATTTTCCTTGTATATAATTGTATTAAATGTATTACTTCTTATCCACATATTTCATAATATAATGCTATTTAGTATTCTCATTAAGAAGTTTTTTGAGAATTAGTTTATATTTTACTACATCTCTTGGTAGAAATGCGGTAAACTTTAAAACTTTTGTTCTAAATTCAGGCCATCGTATCGTATCAGAAATCTTACTACTCCACATAGGAAAGAAGTTTAGAACTGAGTTTAAAATACAAAGGGTTTCAACCGTTATATCTCTTTGTAGTGCCATTGTTAAGAGTTTAGGATATTCACCATTTGTTTTAATCAAGTCATTTGGATTGCCATCAGCAAATAACTTTTTACAATCGCTCTCAAAGGTATAAGAAAGTGATTGTAAAACCTTTTTGTGATTGAGATATCTTTTGTTTGCTTCGTCTGTTAATAGTTCACCAACCCATACATTTTCTTTTTCGATGAAATTGTAAACAAGAAATAATATCATCTCATCTCTATCTGTAATTTTTCTGGATAGTTTATAGAAATGGTATTTGTCTTTTCTGTTTTCGAATTGTTCAGGTGTGACATTTGTTTTACCGTGATATTTGAAGAAATCAAATGATTCTTTGGTAAAGTGGAGTTTAAGAGCATTATATAAAGTGTAAGTTTCGTAACCTGTCATAAAATAAAAGGGGAGTTTTGTAGAGTTCTCCCAAACTCTATAATAAAATTACCACCAGCCAGTTAATTTACCGACTAATTCAACCACTACTACTGCTACTGCAACATTAACGATTGTGTTAAGGTCTAAATGTAAATCAGCCATAATAGTTCTCCTTATTATAGGTTGGGTTGTTATTTTTTTGAGATAACAACAAAACTCAAATGGGCAGTCTATTGCCCTTATCTTTTAACATATTATTATCCATTGCATCACTTTCTAATCTAGCCTTTAGATTAGCATTACATAGTGTTGCAGCTACTTCTATTTCTAAACCAGTTTCTTTACAATAAGCTGTTATTGCTTCAATGTAATTATAATCGGTGCGTGAAACTAAATCATGTATTTCTTTGGCAAATTTTGCCATTTCATCTTTTGTTGGCATAATCTTTTACTTTTTAATGGGTGCTGGTTGATAATCGGGTGTTTTAGAAGTATAGGCATATGCAACACAAACAGCATCTATTTCTGAAGCATATGCACACCTTACTGATAATGGATCAATACCTTTTTCTATTGCATCGGTTACATTCTTAGCCATTAACTGTCTATCTTGTGTATGATAATATTGATATGAACCAATACAGGACAATATTATAATTGTTAAACAAATACCAAAAGTTATGTTTAATTTCTCACTCATTGAACTTCCTTATCATTATAAAAAATATGATTTCCAATCACCGCCACTTTATCTAAGTTCTTACGCCAAACTGGTCTAACATAATTGGCATGATAGAATAACGCACCTCTTGATGGATCATTCATTTTATCATGGTTAGCATATACATCTACTGCTAAGTTAATGATATCATTATACAACACTTTGTTGTGTCTTGTCAAGTATTCCATTGATTGTTTGCCTTCACAATACCATGAAAACTGGCAAATGCCTCTATATTTAATTTGTTTAACGACACCACAAATGGTGTTTGGAAAACCATCACTGTTTACACGATTCAATGTAACCATGGCCACAGCAACTTGACCACTTAATGGTTCATGTGCTGATTCAAAAAAAATATTTTCAGCTAAACACATTACTTCTTTTTGTGTTTTACTGGTTAGTTGGTCATATGATACTTTATGTTTGAAGTCGCTTTTTTCGTTGGCTTCTATTTGAATGGCTTTTGAGCCTGTTTGAAATATTAGAAAACATACTAATATTGTCAGAAGCGGTGGAATAATATAAATCAGTCCTTTACGCATACATTCTCCTTTTTGTGAAGATGTGAGTTTATTTATGATCCTAAAGTAACTCACCACACGATTGGCACATTAAAACAGGGGGTTCTTTACTCATTTGTTGTTTAAACCCACACTTTTTGCACACTTTTTCATCATTAAACATCTTATCATTTGGAAATCCATTCACATGAGCTTGTAAAGCTTCTTCGGCAGTTTTATGCTTTCCAAATATTCTATCCCAACCATCTTCATAAGCAGTTGATGGTCCTTTTGATTTTATACTGTCACCAGTAATATCATTTTTTGCAGCCATTTAGTTTCCTATGCTAAAAATATTGTATAAAGCCCAAGTATAACTAATATAGCCCCACCAACTTTGATCAATAGTGAAACAAAGTTACTAAAGAAATACATTAACATTCCAAGAAAAATAACAAACCAAACATCAGCAATATCACCTGTTGTTAATTCTAATGGTGTGTTATCTTCAATATATTCTTTTACTTCTTCAATAGGTTCTGTTATAATTGGCATAGTTTACCTCACACTGTATCATAATATTCATCAATAAAAAAGTTCAAACCTCGTAAATAATCTTCTTTTTCTTTTACAAAGATTTGAGTATCACCATTTGCCACAGCAATAGCAACTACAATCTGGTTGATTGGTCGACCAGTTCTTTCTTCAAACATTTCTGCATATGCTGAACACTGCATAAAATAGTTTTGAATCCATTCTTCATTCTTTTCTTTACTGGCTGTCTTAAAATCAATTACAGATAATTCACCATTCCATTCAGCAATACAATCTACACGACCAGCAATCTTTAATTTGTCGGAGTATAATGCTTGTTCAAGTGAATATATTTTACCAATATTAGCATCTAACTTTGGTTTTATTTTATTGAACAGTTCTTTTGCATCAGGCATGACTGATTGAAGTTTTAATGGAGATAGTTCGTTGAGTAAATAAGTTTCACACAATGAATGTAATCGTGTGCCTCTTGTTGATGCTTGTGTTGATATTTTGTTGGCAACTTCTTCACCAACTCGTTCTCTCCATTCTTGTATTGCTTTTTTATTATAAGCAGATAGAATGGTGGTTACAGAAGGATAGGCATCACCATTTGGTGTTACATACTTACGGCTGCCATTTTCAGTTTTGGATTGTAAGTCAAAATCCAATTCTGGCAAATTCACAAATTCAAACATTATATACCAAATTTCTTCTTATGATCTCTAACAATCGATTCGGTTTTAGCCCGTTTGATTGTTTTGTTTTTGGCATAACGGTCTGCAAGAGGACTGCCTGGATTCTTTTCAGCAATTTTTGCCATCACTTCTTTAAATCCATCATCAGTTTTTGCATCCATATTATCGCCAACTCCACCAACAATTGTAAATCCTGTTGGCACCTGTTCGATGTGTGAATTATTTTTAAGTAATTCTTCTTTGCTAGATATAGACATCATATCTTCAAAGATTTCACCTGTTTCTTTATTTTTAAAATGATATATTGGCATAATCCATTTCATACCACGAAGGTATTTCCCTTTTAGTCCATTTTGCAATGTGTCTTTTTCTTTCGTTGTAGTATTTATGGTATGATTCCAATACATCTCCAGGAACTTTACATTCATCTGGCATAGCCGGTGTTGGTGCAAAGAAAACACCATCAGGTATATTTGCTGGTGGTGTTTCTAGCATTTCCAATAAACGGCTACAAGCGTGCTGTTTTCCATACCGAAAAGTATATTCTTGGAGTAGGTTCTTCCACAATGAAAACAGCCACTTGTAGTTCTGTCGATTATTTCTTACCCATATGCCACTTG